CCACGACTGATCAGAATTCGACTCATCCGAACCATTGACCGCAAGCGACAAATGCGCATCAAACTCGCCGCAAAGCAAGTCAAGCGGATTTCCTAGCGCTGGTGCAGTTCGTGCGATCAAGTGTGATTCTTTCAGCCAGTCGCGCGGCATCGGTGGCGCCGATGCCGCTACACGTTTCCCGTGTCGCTTCGCACCTCAACGTCTTCGCGATCAACGCCAAGCGCTTCAAGTGCGATCCACGAAAGTTCTTTCGGCTCGACACCCGCTGCGATTCGCTCCGCGTCATCACTGGCGACGTGCAGCACACGCATCGAGCCGTCGAGCGTGAAGCAATCCATGACCAGCGCCGAAGCCGTGCGCGCGTTGCGGCGAGCCGCAGCGACCTCGCGAAACACCTCAGCCGACGCCATGCCGGCGAGCTTCGCGTCAGCGCTCGCGCGCTCCGCGCACTGACTCGCGAACGCTTCGGTGATACCGATGCGCTCGCGCACCGTGAGCGGGCGCATCGTCGCCGTCGTGCCGTCGGAAAGTGTGACCGCCCATGCAGAAAGTCTGATCATCGCTTCGCTCTCTTCAGTAAATCTGTGAACCCGTCATCGACGAGTTGTATTTTTGTTTCGTCACCGACGTGACGAATGTAGACATCTTTGATTTGCGATGGCTGCAAGCACTGCGCGCTCAACGCGACGCGCAGCGCGTAGGCTTCGTCGCCATACGCTGGCGTGATGCGTCGCGTCATGCTGCGCCCGTCATGCAAATAAAGCGTGACAAGCCAATCGCCACCATTAGGCGTGACCAGTTGCGCGACTCTCTCAATTCCATTCATGCGCGAGCCTCAATAATCACACAAGCCAAGTCACGACCGGCGCAGCGCCGTCTGCGTTCTCAAAGTTCGCAGTGAGTCCCGTTTCGCCGTTCTTGTCCACGTTGAACGCAAACGAGTTGAACACGCAACTCGCTGCAATCTTCGCGTCAGTCGTAGTAGTGGCATCAAAAATCGTAAGCGTCAATGCAGCCGCCGCCGTTAATGTGAAAAACGAAGAGGTGTTCGTTGAGCCAGCAGAAGCGATACCAGCAACGGCGTTCAGCGAGCCGGTCAGGTCAAGCATTCCAAGTCGCCGACGCTTGCCCGCGTCACCAAATGCGGTGACGTCAAACGACGGGCGCGCAAGAGTCGCCGCATACGACTTGATTGTCATCACAGCCGTTGAATCAGTCAACGTAACATTTCCGTCGTTACCAATGATGTAAGTGTTAATCGCCATTTTTTTCCTTAGATATCAAATGCCGTGACGCGGTATCGCTCACTCATCGACCACGAATCATCGATGAATGAAGGCACACCGCTCGCGATGCGCACGAATGAAACTCGATCAAACCCCGTTGCCGTCGTGGTCGTTGCCAGCGCCGTAGCGATGCCCGCCGCGATTGTCCAAATGTCAGTGATCGGCTCAGTTGCCGTCTCATTGTTTCCGCAGTAAATCGAAAACTCAACTTCCCATTCGTAGCGCACGGGGCCACCGAAGATCGGCGTCAGCGTGAAACCCGGCGACGTGTACACCACCAGCGGAAACTGCAAATCGGCGGGCGCTTGTCCCCAATAGATGCGACCACCAATCGTGGTGTAGATCGAAGACGCAGCGAGCCGTGTCCACAATGCATCGAGGATTGCTTTAGCCACTGATCGCTTCCTTTACTTTCTGTGCGAAGATCGCCACCGCGCGCTTCGTTGTGTCATCCATCATCGGTTTGAGATACGGGCGACGCTTCATGTTTCGCGTGCCGTACTCAAGCATCGGCGCATACGGCACGTTGGAGCCGAACACGTAGCGCATCGTGGTTCCCGTGCTGAAGAAATTCAAAAACCCGTCAGTGCGATTCACGGTCGTGCCACCGGCGGCGACTGCCCATGACGCACGCAGACGATTCGTGTTCACCGCTGGCGGAAATCCCGGCGCACTCGCGCGATGAATGCCACGCGCTCGCTTGTTGCGACCTGATTTCTTTCCCGCGCTGATTCGGTAATCACGACCAGTGCCGGGCTTGCTCAGCAACGCGCGAAGCGAGCGAGATTGCACAAGCTGAAACGCGACCAATCCCGCGCGCAAGCCCGCAGCAATCTTCTTGTTTAGTTCGGGATTCGGCGTGTATGTCATGGCGGGTCAACGCTCACAAGCACATCCGGATCGACTTGAACCACATCGACCACGCTCATCGAAAGCGTGTTCGTGCTCGCGAAATCAAGAGGATTCGCAACACCGATCACGCGGAAGTTTCGCGCGTATATGTCCGGCTCCGGCGTCGATGCAACGTCGCGCACTTCGTCATCGATGCGAATGTCAAGCACGCCCACGGCGTAAAGACTCGCGCTCACGCGCGTGTTCGCGCGACCCTCAAACACATCGGAAGACTGCGAGCCAGTCTGCACGAAAAACAGTGCGCTTGAAACCTCCTCATATGTGCGGATTGCGCGACCGTCGCTGGCGCGCGTGATATATGGCCGCGACCAGTAAAGCCTTTTACCGTATCTCGACACCAGCGACGCAATGCTCATCGCAGCGCCTTGTAGTGTGCGAGCAATTCTCGCGCGTCACTGTCGGTGTCACCCGTGGAACGCAAGCTGTACGAATAGCCGCCGATGGATTCACTCTGCATCGATGGATCACGCTTGGATGAGCGGAACATTCGCGACGCGATCAGCAAACACGCTTGCTCGACGTCGTACGGCACGACGGAATAGCCGGCGGTGTAGTCGGCCACGACCGATTGGTACTGGCGCAACTGTCGCCCATAGACTACACCAGTTGGAAAATCAACCTTGTAGTCTTCGATTGACTCATCCGCGACTTCAAGAATGCCCGTCGATGTCCGTAACGAAATGCCAGCGACGGGGTGAATGTGCCGGCACGGCACGTTGAGCGTCGCCGTTGCTAAAAATCCTGACGTCGCGCTGATCGCAGCAACCATCAAAAACGACGTTGGATACAGGCTGAAACTCAGCGATGTAGTCGTATTCGTTCCCGCAGTCACCATCCGAAACAGCACGACGTCAGTATCTGTCACCGCAACCGACACCGCCGGGTCAGTTGGTGTGGTCGCCGTCACAAAGATCACCGAAGTATTTCCAACGCCGCAGTATCGAAACTGCGTCACGGGATATTGACTCAATCTAATGCGATCAGTGCCGAATGTGTCTCGCCACTCGACATAGGCACGCAAGAGAATCTGACGCCCGATGTAGTGCTCAATCGCATACGACGCACTATCAACGCAACGCTCAAGTAACGTGTCATCAGTTGACACCGTGATCCCAAGATATGACTTGAGATTGACAAGAGTAGTGAGCGCGTAGGTATCAACTGCCATCGTCGGTAAACCTCTTCGTCGCTTTCATCGGCTTTCGCGGTGGATCGGTTGCCGCCGCGAAGAGCGGTGCAGCTGGCGCGAGCAACTGCAAGTATCCCTTGACGATCAACGGTCGCGCAACATCGGGCGCGATGTTCACCAGCGCGCCAACGCGCAGCACGCGGCGACCCACGCCCGGTTCGTACACGCTAAGCGTGCGCAGCACCATCAATAGGTCATGCATTCATCAGGCCTTCCATCGTCGTTGTATTTGCAAACGTACTGGTGCAGAGATTGCAAGTTTTCAGCGGGCCAAGTGATGACGAGTTGAAGATGACCGATGCGCACTTTGGGACACGCTGCGATGCGCCCGCCGTTTGTCTTGAGCGACTTCCAAAAATAAATATCGTCATCGATGCGACCTTCGCCCCATTCGCCAATCGCGTTCGGCACGCCAAGAAACCACGGCTTAGGCATCGTGCGCAGCGCGCTGGTGCGAATCAACGTCAATCCGAAATGGCCAGTCGAGATGTCGAGCGCGTCAACGTGAAACTCGCTTGGATCGGCTGTGCGGCGCAAGTTTCCCTGATCATCAGTCAGCGTGAGCAACACCGTTTCGCGATCACGGCCAATCTGCAACGGACAAAGCGCGGCTATGTCATCGTTTGATTCCATGATTTGCCATAATCGAACCACGTCTTGCTCATTGAAGATTGAATCGTAGTCAATCGTGAGAATGTATTTCGGCGCGTTGTCTTGTCCCGTCACTGATTCCATCACGCGCTGCAAGCACTGGCCCCAAAACACACCAGTCGCTTTCGTAAAGTTGATCCCAAGCTTGGCACACACCAAATGCACCGCGCCCATCGTGTCCGTCCAACACACGCGCGGCATTGACATCACCGCGTGTACGTCATTCATCGGCATCTTCGGCGTTGGTCGCGTGATCTTGCGTGCGATGACACTAAGAAATCCGCTGTCGTTGCGCCACGAAGTGCCTTCAGCGCCGCCGATTATTTCAAATCCTGCAAGGTTCAACGACCGTGAGATTTTGTCACGGTTCCAAATTGAACGATACACGCCGTCGCCGGTGGCAAGCACTTCAGCGCGCCCGTCGCCGCCAGTGTATGACTCAAGCACCGCGTCAAAGTCAGGCACGATTAGCGACAGCAAGCCGCCATCGACGATCTTGGAAGCCCACACTTTCAGCGTAGAAATCGCGTCGTTTGGTGCTTGACGCGCGAGCGCATCGCCCGCATTGATTCCGCTCAGTGACGCTGGCGGCGCGTCGTTGAATCGCTGCGCCGCTCCGTCTTCATTCAAATTGAAATGCTCGCCAGTAACCGCTTCGCTCATGTGTGCGCTCTCTCTTGTTTGTGGTTTCTAGATGTGATGACAAAAGGCCACGGCGGCTTTCGCCGCCGCAGCCCAAGAGAGAGACAAATCAGATTTGCACAGACACGTTCGCGCCCTGCTCAGAGGTAGTGCCGCAACCGTCGCTAGGGTTCGAC